GATAAGATACGTTTGCCCGGAGGTAAATACAATATTATTTACGCAGATCCACCTTGGCAATACAAAACATACTCTGGAGATCTGGTTACACCGTATCCGATTATGAAAGATGAAGACATTTACAGTATGCCAGTACAAAATATAGCAAATGATAATTGTATTTTATTAATGTGGGTTACCTTTCCTAAATTAATAGAAGGCATTGAAACAATGAAACGTTGGGGTTTTACATATAAGACGTGTGCCTTTGCTTGGATAAAAACAAATAAAAAATTTAATACCAAACAGTTTACGTTTTTACCAGAAGATAATTTTTCATCTTTTTGGGGTATGGGGTATTGGACAAGGGCAAATGCAGAACTTTGTTTATTAGGAACTATTGGTAAACCTAAACGTTTATCTAAATCTGTACATCAAGTTATTTATGAGCCAATAGAAAGACATTCAAAAAAGCCAGACTGTGTAAGAGATAAAATAGTTGAGTTATGTGGGGATTTGCCTAGAATAGAGTTATTCGCAAGACAAAAGACCCCAGGGTGGGTGACTTGGGGAAATGAGGTATAATGTACGAAAGAGATTTATTTGACGAGAAGACTTGGACACCACCAAGCAATCTACCAGACTTATCACAAGAAAAAATTATAGCGATTGATACAGAAACTTGCGACCCTAATATACAAACATTAGGGCCAGGTTGGTCACGCAGAGATGGTTTTATGACAGGTATAGCAGTTGCTACTCCTAATTGGAAAGCATACTTGCCTATAGCACACGAGGGCGGTGGTAACTTGTCAAAGAACATAGTACTACGTTGGTTAAAGGATCAACTAAAACACGGTATGTCTGTTGTGTTTCACAATGCGCAATATGATTTAGGTTGGTTATCAACAGAGGGTATAACAGTTCCGGGCAAAGTGTTAGATACAATGATAGCAGCACCTTTATTAGATGAGAACAGGTTTTCTTACAGTTTAAATGCTTTAGGCTATACGTATTTAGGTGAAAGAAAAAAAGAAGATGAATTAAAGATAGCAGCACATCAACACGGTGTGGATGCTAAAAAAGAAATGTGGAAACTGCCTGCATCAAGAGTAGCAAGTTACGCTGAAACAGATGCCAAGCTCACACTTGACTTATGGAATGTGTTACGCAGAAAACTATCGTTTGAGAACTGTGACAAGATACTAGACTTAGAATTATCCTTGTTACCAATTATATTTAATATGAGACAAAAAGGTATACGAGTTGATTTAGACAAAGCAGAAAAAACAAAAAAGATGCTACAACAAAAAGAAGATGTATTATTAAAACAAGTAAAAGATGAGACAGGAGTGAACATTGAGCCGTGGACGGCGACTAGTTTAGCAAAGGCATTTGACTCATTAAGTTTAACTTATGAGAGAACAGAAAAATCTAATGCACCTAGTTTTACAAAACATTTTTTAAAAACACATAAACATCCTATAGCTAAAAAGATATTAGAGATACGAGAGTACAACAAAGCAAATACAACATTTATAGAAACAATACTTAATCATCAGTACAAGGGTAGAATACATTGTGAGTTTAACCAGTTGCGATCAGATGATGGGGGGACAGTAACAGGTAGATTTTCATCTAGTCATCCTAATTTACAACAAGTACCTGCTAGACATCCTGAGATTAAAAAAATGATACGTGGTTTATTTTTACCAGAAGAAGGCGATAAGTGGGCGAGTTTAGATTATAGTGCGCAGGAGCCTAGATGGTTAATGCACTATGCTTCTTTAACACCTGCTACAAAAGATAATATAAAAGTACAAGAGATTGTAGCTAGTTATAAAAAAGATGATATAGACTTTCATCAGATGGTAGCAGATATGGCAGACATAGATAGGACACTAGCTAAAACTATTAATCTTGGAATTATGTATGGTATGGGCATTGGTAAGTTGGCACACATCTTAGGTGACATACCCTTTGATGAGGCTAAGTCTCTCCGGGCAGAGTATAATGAGAAAGTACCTTTTATTAAAGATATGGCTTCTGCGGTTATGAAGGTAGCTACAGAAAAGGGAGAGATACGAACATTACTAGGTAGAAAATGTAGGTTTCCTATGAGAGAGCCAAAAGGGTTTGGTGGATATAAAAAAGTTATACATATGGATAAGTTAGAAGAAGAATGGCAAAACATATTAGATACACCACTAGAGGATAGAGATAAAGATTGGAGAAAGAAAAACCCAGGTAATTATCAAGTTGCTTTTACATACAAAGCTTTAAATAGGTTGATACAATCATCTAGTGCAGACCAGACAAAAAGAGCTATGATTATCTGTCATAACGAAGGTTTTATGCCTATGTTGACCGTGCACGATGAGTTGTGTTTTTCTGTAAGCGAATCTAGTAAGGTAGCTAAAATAAAAGATCTTATGGAAAACTGTTTTCCTGAGATGAAGATACCCTCAAAAATAGACGTAGAAGTGGGTAATAGTTGGGGAGAATAAAAGTCTTGATAATTATTTTGAATATACTAGTTTAACCACTGGAGTCAAAGTATTTATATAACCATTAATAACGACTGTTACGGTAAATTGTGGATATATTACTATATGTGTTTTATTTTTTTTTATTGCTTTGACTCTTTTTTCTAGATCTTTTTAATGCTTCTTTACCTCTTTTGGCTATGGCTACTACTTGTGTTTTACCCATAACCTTTGCACGTTGCTCCATTACTGTTAAGATTTGAATCTTTCTAGCATATGGTTTAGATATTCTTTTGACTTTCGCAACAGTCTTTCTTGCATCCTCTGGAGTCGCAAATTTAATTCGTACAGTATCTTTTGGATTTTCATCAGTATATAACCTCCTACCTGAACCTTTAGGTTTTTTACCTGTGCCTTTTTTAGGATCTAACTTTTTGGCCATTTGTCAGTCTTCATCATAGCGCTTAATCTTTCTGCTCTTGACTTAACTTGACGGCTCCAAGAACTGTCTAGCATTTCTTTTGAAGCACCTTCCCAGTCGTGGTTGCGTATAGCCTCAAAAAAATTAGGCCATTTGTTAGGGTTAAATCTAGTTCTTCCCATATTAAACAGCATATCTACAATTACGGCTTGTCTAACTTTACTAAGACCATTAAAAAATATCCAATCTTTTGCTTCTCCTCGAACTCTTTGTATATCATTAACAAGCAAAAAATTTATCTCTTCTCTAGTGATACCTGGTCCATCTGCCGCCACGTTTCTACCAACGCCAATAGTAGGATGACCTACTAAAGTATCACCTGCTTTTATTTCTTTACCGTTTGCATCATCATATACACGATACTTTACGCCTTCGTGTAATGATATTAAATCTGTAACATTATCCAGTTTTTCTGGCATTTTTCCTCCTTGTTTTTCTCTTAGCAAATGTTTTTACATTTGTAGGTTTTTTACCAGGATTACCTGCGGCTCTTTTTCTTTTTACAGCACTTGTTATTTGAGATTTTGTCATACGTTGAGCCGTAGCTCTTGGAACGCATTTAGGATATTTGCGTTTACTTTTTTTAGCTGACTTTCTACCACAAGCTTGAAACTTACCTTTTTTCTTTGGAGATCCAATATCTACCCAGTCGCCTTTAGAACCTTTTCCAAACCACGCTGTAAGACCACCTGTAGGTTTAGTAGCCATTATGCAGTCCTGTATCCACCACCACGTTTTTTGTACGTACGAACTAACCAAGCATTTGCATAAGCGGAGGGATATACATCAAACTTTCTTTTTGCCTCTGCCTTAACCCTTGCATATAAAGCAGGATTAGTTGGCTTTGCTCCTTTTTTCTTGGTAGTTTTTTTCTTTCGTGTAGTGGTTTTTCTTTTAACAGCCATTAGGACTTCACCAATTTATAACCTTTTTTCTTAGCTGCAGCTCTAATCTGTGCAACGGTCATAACTTTAGTTGTTTTCTTTACACCACCTTTGGCCATATATTTACCACCTTTAGCCATCTTGGACATATACTTACCGCCTTTAGCCATTTTAGACATATACTTGCCACCTTTGGCCATATACTTACTCATTTTTTTTCCTGGCATTTATTTCTCCTTTTTATATAGGTTGTTAAACGTAACATCAGAATCAGTATAACTGTCGTGTATTTCTGCGGTGTGAATATATTGGCTAGGTCTAAAATCTGGTGCACCTTCGCCTGTTGTCCACAAAGCAGGATTTGTTACCCTAACTCTGTTATTAGGTAATGCTACTATATTACCAGTCCAAGAACCAGAGTCAATTAATTGTAGTACGTGACTCTGCTTATGTTGGGCAGGATCATCTGAGATATAGCTATCTGTATAATCTACAGTAAACATATATCTGCCTTTAAAAAACTCTCCACCTATTTTACAGAACCAAGGACTAGAACTTACTCTATCCATAACAATGATAGAATGACCTCTTGATGAGCAGTCCCAAGGTTGTGCTAAATGCGTATCCATACGCTCTGGCATCTCCTCTAACACTTCATCAGCAACCAAACTAGTAATTGGCATACGTGCCCACAT